ACGTCGAGCGACAAGCTTCTCGTGGTGTGGCGTAACTGATGACCATTCGTTCAATTCTGGACGTCACGGCGGCCGCGGCTGGCTATGACCTGACGACGCTGACTGTCGTCAAGGATGAGCTGCAGATCGCCGATACCGCGTCCGATTCCTGGCTCTCGAGGCAGATCACGAACGCCTCGAAGTCCATCGCCAATTACTGCAACCGCGTCTTTCAGGTCGAGACCTTGACCGAGACGCTCTATATCGAGCGTGACGCCTATCCCTATCAGGTGCCGGGCAGCACTGTCGGGCTTCAGCTCGCACGCTGGCCGATCAAGACGCTGACCTCGGTGACGGCCAATGGGACGGTGCTGACGGCGGACACGGATTACAAGGTCAACAAGGCGGTCGGGCAGGTCTATCGGCTCGACATGGAAGGCCTGCCGCGCCTTTGGGACGCATGGCCGACGATTATCGTCTACGACGCTGGCTACGACACGATCCCCGAGGATCTTGCCGACGCCTGCGTCCTGATGGTCAAGAAGCGCTGGTATTCGCGCGGGCGTGATCCGCTGGTCAAGGTCGATGAGGTCGCGGGCATCGGCAGGCAGGAATACTGGGTGTCGACCGGTTCTGACGGAGCTTTCCCGCCGGACATCGCCGACATGATCGACAATTACAGAGTGCCGGTCACCGCATGAGCCCGCAGGATGCCATTTCAGCGCTGGACCGTCAGCTTGCCCAGCACGGCCAGTCCGTGACGCTCAGGCACCAGCCAGATCCCAACGTCGCTGCGGTCGACGTCACGCTCAATGCCTTCGTGCGCGACTACAGGCCTGCCGAGATCATCAACGGCTCGGGGCTTGCCCAGGGCGACACGCTGATCACCCTGAGCCCCAAGGCGATCACGGCAGCGAACTGGCCGGGCTCGGTCACGACATCGGCTGACAAGAGCGTTCCGACCATCCTGGACAAGATCAAGGTCGCGGGTGTCTGGCGCAAGATCAAGGCGCCGAAGCCCATCTATCTGGGCGGCACGCTGGTTCGCATCGACCTTGTAGCGGCAGCGTGATGCGGCGCTCGAACCCGATCTCGATGCAGCAGATCGTGCGCATCAAGGGCAACGTTTCGAAAGAGCTTCTGCCGAAACTGACGGCGAATGTGGCTCGCTTCGAGCTTGCGAAGGTGCTGGCCGCGGCGCCCGCGCCGTACAGAACCTTCGTCGACGGACGCGAGGGGGTGCGCGAGGAGGAGGTCAGGGCAGGCGGCATGATCGTCTACAAGTTCTCGCGCATCGCTCCGGCGCTGGACTGGATATGGCAGGAACTCGTCACGCGCTCCCCGGTGGGCCCGGACAAGGGCGGCCATTATCGAGACGACCACTGGTTCTTTGTGAATGGAGTGCGAACGGCGATTCCGGAGGGCGGAGAGGCCATCGCCATTCCGCCGGGCACCGAGGTTACCTTCGCAGACCTGCGGCCTTACGCGCGAAAGATTGAAATGGGCCGCAGCTTGCAGGCCCCGGATGGCGTCTATGAGATGACGGCCAAGGCTGCGAAGAAGCAGTTTCCTTTCCTCGACATCGAATTCACCTATCGCGCGTTTGCTCAGGGCGGCGCGGTGACCAATCCGAAGCACAAGAGCAAGTCGAAGAACCGGTATCCGGTCATCATCGTCAGGGTGCCTGCATGATCATCTCTCCGATCGAAAGCGCCCTGAAGACGAAGCTTGCCGCTGTCGTGAGTGACTGGCCGATCCGCTGGCCGAATGAGAATTTCACGGTCGCGGTGGGGCCCGGCGGCTTGCCGATTGACACGAACGGAAATCCGGCCCCGTTCCTCGATGCCGAGGTGATCGGCGGCTCAGACACGGCGGCGATTGCGCCTGCGGGCTCGCGCCAGTCGGTCTCGACCGGGCTCTTCCGGGTCTATCTAAGCGTGGCACAGGGCGGCGGGCTCACGACAATCTCGGCGAAGGCCGACGCGATCACGGCGGCGCTGAAACGCCAGACGATCTACACAGACCCATCTACCGGACGACGCCTCATCACGATGGATCCCCGCGTCGACGATGGAGCGGCGGCATATGAAGACGAGAACCGCTTCGTGCGGATGATCTCGACACCGTGGACATTCAATTATTTCAGCTAGAACGATGTGCACCAAGATTGACACTATCGGCCGGACTCGTCGCTCGATCCCGGAGGTACTAACGCCTGAGCGTATCAGGGAACTTCTGGACTATGATCCGGAGACCGGCGTCTTCAGATGGCGGATCAAAGCGCAAGGAATTCGCGCGGGCCATCAAACAGGATACGTCGATCAGACGAATGGCTATGTGACCATCCGCATCGACGGGAAAAAGCGCTACGCGCATCGGCTGGCGTGGGCCTACGTGACCGGCCAATGGCCTAAGACGGGCATCGATCATCTGGACAGAGACAGGACCAACAATCGCTTCGCAAATCTTCGCCAGGCAAACAGATCAGAAAATGCCTGCAATCGTCCGAAGCAACGAAATTCTTCTACCGGAGTGAAGGGCGTATATCTGCATCGGCAGAGTGGTCGCTTCAACGCACGCATAAGCAAGAATGGTGTTGAACACTCACTTGGCATGTATGCGACCGTGGACGAAGCCGCAGAAGCCAGACGAATTGCGGAGCCAATTTACCACGGCGAATTTTCGCCAATGTCTAACCCGCCCGCCTTCTAGGCGGGTTTTTCATGCCTAGGAGGCATTCATGACGAGTTGGCAAACAAGTTGGGACGCATATGTAGCGTTCAAGGCGCAGTCGGGGCTCGGTGTTCCTGCGTCTGGCTCCGGCGCCAGCATCCTTCCGCTGACCGGTGGCGCGGGCAAGTTGACGAAGAACGTCGTCTCTTCGCAGCAGGTGCGCCAGGACGGCATGTCCGTTCGCGGCCGCCACGGCACGCAGAAGACGGCGGGCCAGTATCCCGGCGAGCTTCAGCTTTCGAACTATGACAGCATCATCGAAGCCGTGATGCGGGGAACCTGGGCCAGCAACACGGCCATCACGCAGGCGACGTCGGCGCTTTCCTCGGCCACGATCTCGGTTTCCGGCTCTGTCGTCACGTTCTCGGGTGGCAACGTCATCACCGCCGGCGTGCGCTTCGGCCAGGTTCACCGCTGGACGTCGGGGCTCGCAGCGGGCGATCTCAATAAGCCGCTCCGCGTCGTCGGCGCCACGAATACGACGATCACCTATGCCGAGACGCTCACGACCGTCGCCGGTCCTGTGTCGAGCTATTCGTTCCACGGCAATGGCCGCCGGCTCATCAATCCCGCGGCGGGCTCGCTCGTGAAGCGCTACTTCACCGTCGAAGAGCGCGAAAACACCATCGACGAGTCCGAGCTTTTCACCGATTGCATGTGGGGCAAGATCGACATCGCGATGCAGCCCGATGGCATGTTCACGATCACGCCGTATTGGACCGGCACCGGCGCGGCGCAGGTCGAGGACACGACCAGCTCGCCTTACTTCACGACGCCGGCGCTTACCTCCACCACCGCCATTCCGATGGCGGCGATCGATGCGACGCTCCGTATCGGCTCGGCGGATGAAGTGGCGATCACCGCGTTCAATCTCTCGATCGATATCGGCCTCAATGCGCCGGCGGTCGCGGCCTCGAAGATTTCTCCGGACATCTTCGACGGCATCATGAAGGTCTCCGGCTCGGTGACGTGCTTCCGCAAGGATCTGACGTACTTCTCCAGCTTCCTGAACGAAAGCACGCTCTCGCTCTCGGTTCTGGCTCAGGTGCCGGGATCGTCGCCCGCCGACTATCTCAGCCTCTGCGTGCCCTACATGACGCTTTCCGACGCGATGAAGTCGGACCTGAAGCGTGAGGGCGGCGCGCGGATGCAGACGCTGAATTTCACGGATGCAGTGATCGGTGTCGATCAGCGTGGCGGCGTTTATGACCCGTCGATGGTCATCTGGGAAGTCTCCAACTGATAGGAGGGCATCATGCCCGACGAAACGAACAAACCCGCTGCCCCAGCACCTCTGGGCGGCGAAGCAAAGACTGTCGCCGTCGCGCAGACCGGGCCCGAATTCAAGGTGCGCGATGCCGCCGCTGCCCTCAAGGCGGCGATCATCGAGGCGCGACAGGCTGGCTTCGTGGTCGAGTTCCGCGAAGGCGATCTCGACCGCATTCCGATTTCTGCCACGGCAAAGGCGCTGGGCTGAATCCATCCTCCGCCTGTACCGGAGGCGAGGCGTTGGGCCTCGGTATCGCGCGGTGCGTGATCCGGGCCCTTCCGGCGGCGGTGTCAGGGCCGCCGCCGTTCTCTCCCTGACGAGGAAATCATGACCAAGGAAAAAGGCGCTCCGGCGCCGGAAGACGTTTTCGACATCTCCGCTCTGGAATCGACGGACACGGCCATTCTCGAAATCCTCCATCCCGGCAATGGCGAGCCGTCTGGCTGGAAGTGGACCATTGCCGGTCCCGCCCATCCCGTAACGATTGAGCAGGGCAATCGCCTGAGCCGCAAGATCATGCAGGACGCTCGCACGCGCGAGATGGCTCAGGTCAACGGCCGGAAGTGGAAGCCGGAAGAGAAAACGCCGGAAGAGCAGCGCGAGGAGAATGCCAGGCTGTGGGCCGAGCGTGTTCTCGACTGGACGCCGATCAAGATTCGCGGCAATGACCTGCCGTTCTCCAACGAGAATGTCGTCAAGGTGCTTCTCGATCCGAAGCTCGGCACGGTCTACTCCCAGCTCCTTGAATTTCTGAAGGCCGAGCAAAGTTTTACGCAGGGCTCCGCGCAGAACTCCTAGAAGCGGCGGAGCATGCCTTCCTTCTCGACAGGCCGGACGAGCAAGGCTTTAGCGAGCGCGAACATCTGAACGGCGCACTTGCCCGCGCCAAAACAGATGAGCAGCGAGCGAAATATCAGGCCGAACTCTCGGGGCCGCCATTCCCTGCCGGTGGCCTTTATCTCCTGAACTGGTTCCTCGAAATCAGCCCCGGACGAGCGCATAGCGGTTTCGGGCCGCTGCCTCTTTCGTCGCTGGAAATCTGGGCGTGGTGCCAGCTTCGGGGCGTCTCGCTGACGCGATGGGAAGTCGGAATACTCCGTGATCTCGATCATCTCTGGATCGGGGTCATGACCAAGCGGTGAGCAGAATGAAGGCGGCCTTCGGGTCGCCTTTTTCCATTTCATAAGGCTAGAAGCGGGTACTGGGCGTGGCTGACGAAACTCAAGTCACAGAGCTGATCATCGACGCGTCGCAGGCCGTGCAGGGTGCTGCACAGTTCAGCGATGCGGCGGACCAGATCGGCGTTGCATCGCAGGATGCCGCGACCAAGACCGATGCGCTGGGGCAGCAGGTCGAGACGACGACCGAAACCGTGGTCACGTCGGCGCGCGAGCTGCGCAAGCAGGCGCAGGCGCTCGATGCGTACCGCTCAGCGACGGACCAGACCTATTCGGCCCAGAAGCAGCTCGGTTCGATCTCGACGCAGCTTCAGTCGGCGGAAGCGGCCCTGACGCGCGAGATGCAGGACGGCGCGATCTCGGTTGAGAAGTATCAGGCTGAGCTCGCGTCGCTGAAGAGCAGGCAGGGTGAGATCAGCGATACCTCGGCCAAGCTTCAGGCCGGACAGATCGCTGTCAAAGATGCCATGAAAGTGGTTGCGGGCCAGTCGGACGTCGTCACGAGGGGCTGGGGCCTCAATCGCACCGGCATGATGGAGATGCAGGCCGCCGGCGTGAATGCGTTCCAGGCTCTTGCGTCAGGCATGTCGCCGTGGCGCGTGGCGCAGATGGAAGGCGCGCAGGTGCTCGGCGCGCTTGTGCAGGGCACACAAGGGTTTCTGCAATTCGCGCTCAATCCGTGGGTGCTGGGGATCGGTGCGGCGACGGTCGCCATGGCAGGCCTGCTTATCACCGCGAAGAATCTCGGAGATACCCTGCGAGAAGACGAGATCGCCCTAAGGGCGACGGGCAACAGCACAAAAATATCAACGGATCAGATCAAATCGTTCGTTGAGCAGCTGAGGGCTGCTGGTATTGCTGCTGGGGATGCTCAGTCCGCCGTCGTCGGAGCGCTCCGCGATGTTGCGGGAGCGTCTGCTACTGACCTCGCGCGCGCGACGAAGGATGCGGCCAATTTTGCGGCGGCATATACCGTTCCGATCAATGAAGCCGAAAAGGCCCTCGTCGAGATGGGCGCGAATGGCTATTCCGCGATCATGAAGCTCGATGACGCGCATCATTTCCTTGAGCCGGCTCAGAGGTTGATGATTGCTCGGCTGACCGAACAGGGGCAGCAAGCCAAGGCTGTCGATCTCGCTTTCGAGGCGCTGGAATCCAGAACCGCCTTAGCCACGAACGAGCAATCTGCATTCGCTCAGGCAATTCAGTCTGTGAGGCAGGGCTGGGATGATCTGGCCGTCTCCGTTTCGAAGAGCGATGTCGTCATCAATACGATCCACGGTGTGGGCGATGCTTTTTCTGCACTCGCAAAGGTAATGTCCGGAGACTTGCCGGGGGCTTGGGATGCATGGGTCAACCACGTCAAAAATGATCCTACGTTCGCGATCCTTCAGACGATGCTCAACGGCTGGCTGCGTCTCGGTGAATGGACATCGGGAATTAAAAATGAAAATGGCATGGGCTCGCCCGGGAGCGCACATGGTCCGGTGGTAGCGACCGGGCCGGCTGCGCTCGCGGCAAATTCCGGCAGTCTAGAGGCGCAGAAATGGATCGACGAGCAGACGCTGTCCTATGAGCGGCAGAATGCTGCGTTGAGCGCAAGCGTCGGCGTTCGCTCTGCGGTGCAGGCCGGGCTTGAAGCCGAGCATCAGGCGATGTTGAAAGGTGCCGATGCGACCCAGATGAAGACGGCCTATTCACTTGCCTACAACGCCGCGATGGTGAAGCAGGTGACGGCCGTGAACGACAATATCGCCAAGATGAAGGACGAGTTGCCGTGGCATCAAAAGATCACGGAAGCCTACGGTATTTCGACCGCTGCGGGACATGACGCCGAACTTCAGCTTCAGGCCCATACTGCAACACTCGGCGTCGGCAAGAAGGCATATGAGAACTATCTCGCGGCGCTTCGCTCGACAGACGCCGAACTTATGAAGAGCGCTTCGTCGCAGGCGCTTGCGAACGAGAAGCTGAAGACGGCGAATGACCTCGAAGCGCTGCGCATCTCGCAGATCAGCGATCCGCAGGTGAAGCACGATGAGGAACTCGCTGCCGAGCGTCAGCAGCACCGCAACGAATTGATGGAGAAATACGCCAACGATCTTGTTGAAGTGAACAAGCACATGGCCGAGTTCGACAGCCAGCAGATGATCGAGGACCAGACCCGCTACTGGAACGAGGTCTACTCGACCGCGAAGACCTACAGCGACGACATCAAGAACTACCTTGTCGACGGTCTGACGGGTGTCGGAAATTCCGGCAAGTCGATGTGGGCCAGCATGTGGGATGCCGCTCTGGCCGGCGGAAAGCGCTTCCTCATCAACCTTGCTGCCACGTTCCTTGAAAATAGGCTGATCCTGCCCATCGTGACGCAGATCGTGGGCAGCAATTCCTCGCTTCTCGGCATCGTGAGCGCGGGTGGCGGCGCGACAGGCTCGCTCGGTGGGCTCGGATCGCTTCTGAGCGGTGGATCGGGCGGTATCCTCAGCACGCTGTCGAGCGCCTACAACCTCCTGAGCACGGGCGGCTCGTCTCTCCTGACTGGCCTTGGCAGCGACCTCATCTATTCGAGCCTAGGTCAGTCGCTTGGCCTCAGCAGTTCCGTCGTGAACATGAGCCATCTGGCGACGGCGGGCGGCTTCCAAATGACGGGGGCAGGCTCCCTTCTATCGAGCGGCCTTGGGCTTCTTGGCGCCGGCGGCACGGGCTTCGGCATCGGCAGCATCATTTCGAGCCTTGGCATAGGGAACTCGACTGGATCGTCCATCGGCGGCGCGCTGGGCGGTGCCATCGGGTCGATCATTCCCGGCGTGGGCACGATCATCGGTTCGGTTGCCGGTTCACTTCTCGGCGGCCTGTTCGGCAACAGCCAGCCGTCTGACTTCTTCGCCAACACCGGCATCGACCTGACGAAGGGCACCATCGGCGCGGTCGAGCATGGCCGGGCGGACGAGACGAGCTCGACGAACAACAGCGCGTCACAGAACCTTGCCAATTCGTTCCTCACCGTCGAGAAGCAACTGCTCGCTCTGACCGGCGGCACGGGGCCGAACTCGGCCTTTGCCAAGGTCGGCTCGCGCGACGGCATCGTGGTGGGCGTCGGCGACGGCGCGACGTTCTGGAACAATGCAGGTACGCGCAAGACGTTTGCGAATACCGACGCGGGCGCCCAGCAGGCCATCGACTGGATGGTCCAGCAGCTCGCAAAGCAGCTCAAGGGCGTCACCAATCAGGATATCCAGACCGTCCTGAACAAGGGCGGCACGGCGGATCAGATCATCTCGAACCTGACGCTGGTTCAATCGCTCCTGACCGCGACGGCGACGGCCGCCGATCCACTTGCCACAGCCGTTCAGTCGGTCAATGACAGCTTCGACGCGCTGAAGAAGCAGGCAACCGATCTCGGGCTTTCGACCGATCTGCTGACGAAGCTCGAAGCCAAGAGGCAGGAACAACTTTCTGAAGCAACGGCGGCCTACAGCCTGTCCGGGTATCAGGCTGTTCAAGGATCGCTCTCGACCATTACGGGCTTCCTCGGCTCGCAGCAGCTTTCGAGCGACTCGAGCCTCAGCCCGCTCGCGAAGCAAGCCGCTGCAGCGAAGCAATACAACGACCTGCTCGCGGCGGTGCAAGGCGGCGATCTTACCCAGACCAATGCTCTCACCGGAGCAGCATCGAGCTACCTCTCGGTGGCGCGGCAGAATTACGGCTCGACGGCGGGATTTTCCAGTGTCGAGGCCTATGTCACGCAGAGCCTGGCGGCGCTCGGCCAGTCCATCGCGAGCCAGCAATCGATTGGCGACCAGATCACCAAGGCGATCCAGCTTTCGACGGTGACGAATGCTCAGAAGCTCGACGAAGTGAAGGCATCGATTGAGAAGATGACGACGCAACTCAGGTTGATGATGCCTCAGATCGCAGCGGCGGCGGCCTGACATGTGCGGCACACAGCCAGTTGGAAGCACCGTTATCGCTGCGGCTTATCCGCCATCGCCGTTCATTCCGATTGCCTTTACGCTGATGGGAGAGCCGGCGACACCGGGGCAGTTTCTCATCGAGATAGCGGTCTATAAGGGTGGAACAGCCGCGTCCGGTGGTATTGAGACGGTTGCCGAGATTGCAGTAGCCGATCTTCCGCCCGGTTCTGCCGTTGCTGTTGGGACGACAACGCTGCGCTATGCGGACCGGAATTGGACTGGAGCACCCACCGATACAGTACATCCGAACGTCTTCTACGAGGGTCGCGTCACGTCGCCGCTCATGATGGATGCTCAAGCCCCGCTCTATCCCGAGCAGTCCCGTCGCGTTCAACGCCAGTTCGGCCTCATCGAGATCATCAATTCCGATGGTGAGTTCGACCAGATCATCCAGTCCTATGCGATCGACGGCCGTCAGGTTCAGGTGCGCTTTGGCCCGTGGAAAATCGGAATGGCCGACTATTCGGAATTTGCCGTCATTGCCGATATGGTCGCAACGGCATGGACGCAGGGGGAGGACACGGTAACGCTATCCGTGCAGGACCCGGTCTATAATCTCGATCTTCCCATTCAGGCGAACCTTTATGGTGGTACAGGGGGCGCTGAAGGAACCTCGGATATTCAGGGCAAGCCGAAGCCGATTGCCTATGGTCGCCCGCAAAACATAACGCCGGTCTTTATCAACCCGCTGAACCTGATCTACCAGGTGCATGACGGCGCGATTTTCTCTGTCGATGCGGTTTACGACCGGGGCGGCTTGCTCACGCTGGATACGAGCGTCGGGACATCTGGAGACGTTGCCGATTATGCCGCGCTTGTCGCCGCAACGGTCGGCGTCTCCAAGTTCGCGACGTGTCTCGCAAAGGGCCTGTTCAAGCTCGGATCGTCGCCGGCGGGCGTCATCACCGCGGACGTGCATGGCGCGGTCCTTCGCTATGGATACTCGGAATCCTCAGACCGGATCAGCCTCGATATCTTCGAGAACCGATCGACAATTCCTTCGTCCTATATCGACGAGGGGACATTCATTGGTGCGGCAGCGATCGCTGGACCAATCGGGATATACCTCAGTCAAAATGACACGCCGACAGCGGCGCAAGTTCTCGACATGGTCACGGGCTCGTTTGCTGGCTGGTGGGGCGCTGGCATCGACGGAAAGATCAGGGCAGGGCGGCTTCTCGCGCCGGAGAA